CTGCGCGGCTATGTTGGGGGTCATGGTCGCAGGACGTTGGGCTGCGTCCATCTCCTGCTGGTAGCGCAGAGCGGCAGCTATACGCGGTGCTTCAGCCACGGTTTCTCTCCGATATGGCGCGAGCTTTAGATTGCGCGTCTTCTTTACTTGATGCGCCCCACTTCTTTAGGGCTAGAGCCAAGCGGGTAGGCTTCCCGTCTTTTTCCATCGGCCCCGGCATATTGCCCATTCGAGCCAAGAATGAGGCGCGACGAGGATTATCCCCGGCTTTGACAGGAGGTTTGAGCGTCCCGCCCGTTTCGGCTTTGTAGGATGCGCGTCCCTTGGCGTTCAACCCGCCTTCAGGGTTCTTGCCTTCCTTGCGCGTCCAAGCAGCGGTCATTATTCGCGTCCTATGATGTTCATGTGCTTGGGGTCAAACACGACAAAGTTGGAGGTGCCTGCACCGCCAGAGCGTGAGCCTTGATCTAGGTAGCGGATGCCGGGGATGCCGTGACTTTGTAAATAATCCGATGCGCCTTCCTTGCCATAGACCCTTTGCGCCCATGTGACAAGTCCAGACCCATCAAGTCTGCCCGCGTCCTGCTTTAGCAATTTCACCGATTCTTTATCTAGTTTTGGGATTAGCCCATCAAGTGCGGCTCTGCCGTTCGGGGTTGCGGTCAGCGGCTTGTCCCAATCCAGCATCTTTGCTATCTGCTCGTCGGGGAGGTCTACTTTGTAGAGGTTGCCGCCAAACCTTGATTGAGTTTCGCGCTTTGTGGCCTCTGCAAAATCGCTCCATGATTGGAAACCTTTTGGCGCAGGGTCTTGTGCAGACTTTGCCACCAAGTCATCAATCTTCCGCATTGCGTCAGGCATATCGTCCGCACCTTTTGCCGCCCAATCAGCCCAATTCCCAACGCCGCTTGCATCTCCTTTTATCGTCCTTGGCGAGAGTTGGTCTTTGTAAGCCTGTGCAACACCTGGATTCTCCGCAAAATACAGCCCATGCCCGTAAGCCTGCGCCCCCTCGCCCGTCCCAATTTTAGTCGGATCAAACTCACCTAACGGATTTTTGACAGTCGGCGGGAAACGGTGCGGGGAGCCGTGATAAACATTCATCCCCAACGAACCGTTAGGAATTGGCGCAACTCTTGATGTGCCAATCCCTCCACCCATCATATTCATTGCCACATTTACTGCCTCTTCTGGGGCATTAAAATTAGAAGTTACGTTTCCATCTTCATCAACAAAAGACTGCATTGATCTTGCTGGGGCAGTAAACGCATTAACCGCACCGGCAACCATCCCCGGCAAAGCCAGTTCACGTTTATTCATAACAGAACCTGGAATTGTGTCTCGGAATGGCAAGAATGTCGCCCTGCCTTCCATCGGCAAAGATTCACCAGACCATGACGGGGGCTGGTTTGCCAATGCTGCTGCAATCCTATTGCGTGATACTTCCCCTTGCGCTGCTATGTTGGGGTTCATGGTCGCAGGACGTTGGGCAGCATCCATTTCCTGTTGGTAACGTAGCGCGGCAGCTATACGGTCAACATCAGCCATTATGCGCTGAATATCCCGACTGCGACAACAGTAGCACCCGCTCCGGTTGTAATTTTCCATGCGCCGGAGGCTGAAGCCGCGTTAATTTCAACCGAGTACACGCCAGGGACGTTAGTCGCCGCGCCCGTTAGCAAAACGATGGACGTAGACCCATCAATCAAAGTTACGCCGGAAGTAGCCACCGTTACAACGCTGATAATCAGCCTGTGGACGTAATCACCGACTGCGCCCGTACCGCCCAAGACTTGCGCGGTCTGCGAGGCTGCAACGGTTTCGTACTGGTAGCGATAGGGATTTGCTGTGCCGCTCATAGTCTGTGACTCCGGTTGGTTTTGTGGGTAGCCCACATATCATTAAGGGTTGCTGTATTCTCAGGGCCGACGATCAGCGGTTTAACCGTGTCGGGGGTTTTGACTCTAGGCTCTATGCGCCAAGCAACGGCTAACATCCGCATGGCATCGGCGGGGTGGCTCGTCCAGTCATGTCTTGGGGTCTGCCGAAACGCTTTCTTGTCCTCGTCGTACTCGCGCTGGTACTGCCTAAGAGCTTCAACGCCATCAAAGCAGCGTTCGGCGTCAAACCAAGTCTGCGGGAGCATTTGGCGAACGGCTTGGATACCGTCTTGCACTCCCAGATCGGGTACGATTGCCATGTTGTTGATACCTAAATGCTCTGCCATCTGCTCAATGACCGATTTCCCTCCGCTGGCAAGCGTCTTGGCACGGGCATCGTGCGGTAGGTAATGTTTCCCGTACTTGTAAGTCTTGGACTTCACCACCTCGCAAATCTCCGAGACATTAGCCCCGCTGACCGCGTAGTAATCCAGCACATGAATCTCGTTGCGGATCACTTGGTAGAACCAAATTGCCGTATCGTCCCGGTAGCCAAGGTCAAACGCAGTATGCACTGGAACCTCTGGTTGGTAGTCAACCTGCGTAATCCGGCCTTCTTCCGTGGCTTCGCGGAGTTCTGACCCGTAGAACGCTCCCAGGATTGCCGCCTCGAACGAACATTCATACTCCTGCTCGTACTGATCCTTGCTCAGTTGCGCGCGAGCTGCTGCAAGCTCACCGGCAGGAAGCAATCCCGACTTGCTGGCGGGTAGCTCTAACAAAAACCAATCGTCCTTGAGCTTGTTGGCGGTGGTTCGGATGTCCCAGAACTGGTTCTTGCCCTTTGGCGTACCACCAAAAACAGCCCATCCCTGACGATCCGATAGCGCGGGGCGAATGACGTTGCCCCAAACGCTAGGTTTGAAGTCGCCGAACTCGTCCATGTAGATCCCGCTGAACCCCAAACCACGGATCGCATCAGCGTTGTCTGCGCCGAACAGCCTGATCTTTGAGCCGTTGATGAGCGTCACGGTTAGCTCTGCCTCGTTGCTATCGGCTGAGATCGGCTGCGAGTAGTGTTTGAGATAGTCCCAGACGACCGACTTGGCCTGGCTGCGGAACGGGGCGACGAAGCCGAACAGCGGCATCGGGTCTTGAGATGTGATGGCAGCGCGAATGATGTCGTTGATCGCGGCGACGGTCTTCCCTGCGCGACGGTGCGCGACGAGGCACGCCCATCTCTGCGTGCGGCTGTGGAATGACCTGAACGCTCGGCGGGGCGCATAAGGTATGGTTATTTCTCGGACTGCCATGTGATCTTGAGTTCTTGAGGGCCACCGTCAGCACCCGTTACCTCAGTCCTCGCCAGTTTGGGTACGTGGTACTCCAAGAGGTCCGAAAAACACTTAAACGCGGCCGCTGGCCCTTGGTCTGCCGCTATCTCGTCCAACCAACCCTGTAGCCTGTCGGCATTCCCGTCTACGAAACGAGCAATGGCTTCCTTGGCAAGCGCAGTTGTCTTGTTGGTTACTCCAGCCTTTCGACCTCCGGTTTTATAGCCTTTTGCCATCTATAGCATTCTGAAGTAGACGCTCACTCACTTAAGGAACCGCAGCTTATAGAGAGTAGAGTCGATCAGCGCGGCTATCTCATCCACTAAGTTCTGTAACTGGCTTTCTTGCGGCAGATGTACGCGGAAGTCCCGCACAAAATCGCTGATCTTCGTTAGGTACTTCACCGGATCGGTCTCGGTGTGAAACGTGTTGGGGTAATCAGTAATGACCTTGTAGCACCCTTGATACGCTTCTGCGAACTCATCGGTCAGATCAATGATCTGGTGATAGTAATCCTTTAGCGCGGAATGAGCAGCAAAGCTATCCGTTTGAAGATGCATGAAATGGGCATTCGTCCCAGAATGGAATAGCACAGAAACGAACGACGCAGCATCGGCGTTTGCAGCCATAATTACCCTCATTTCAGCAATATTTACAGATTATTCCTAAATTTTTCCCTCGTCAAGTACAAAATAAGCAAAGAAACTCAACAGATATTTTGGGGTTGAGTTATACACGGTATCTAATTCGGAATTGCATACCCGTGCAATTTTTGCATTTGTGTGGTCATTGTTTTAACAACCGTGGCAACTCCGGCCACATCTCGGACGATTGCTCGGCATCCTTGCCAATTCGCTGCAAATTCAACTTGGTCTGGCGTTTCTTTACCCTTTGGCATTTTGACTTCGACCAGCCATGTGATACCTTTAATTGCCACCAGCAGGTCAGGCACTCCCTTGCCTACCGCAGCCAAAGACAGAACTGAGCATCCCAGCCTGCGGAATGCTTCCACCAGATCCGTCTGGTTCGCGTCTATTTTGGCGGCTCTTCTCATTTAATCACCACAAAAACAGGCAATTGCTTCTTCGTCTGGGTCAAACAGGTTTTGCTGCTGCTGGCTGAACTTCAGCATAGACGCATAACTGGGCCGATCTGAACGAAACACTGCCCCGCTCGGCTTCGACGCCAACGCCAACGACTCCATTTTTGCCCACCATACGGCACGTTCGGGCTTTTCTGTAATCAAAGACAGAATTTGATGCCCTCCTTTTAAGAAGCATAGATCACAATTGCCATGCATAGTCACGCCGTTGTTGTTGGGCAATTCAAGGTCAAACGCTTGATTGCGCCAGAATTTTCCAACGTGTTCTTTTGTAATACCTGCGGTAGCAAGTGGAGCGCGTTTTGTCTCATGTTTTCCATAATCTTGTTGCCCAATTTTTGCGACTCTTCTTTGCTCGTCTGCCCTTATACCTAACATTGACTCCCACTCAACCCATCCAATTGATTTTAAATATCTATGCATCGTTCTGACTTTTAATTCAACCGTGCAAAACCTTGTGACTGGATTGGGCAAATAATTACGTTTTTTAATTAATGCTTCAAACGGTTCGCCATTTCTGCTGGCTATATCAAAGTCAACCCGTTCAAACGCCGGATCAGCATCACGGAATTCAAGCCAGTGAATTTCAACCCCCCAATTTAACCCGCAATCTCGCACAAATCTTAGCGTTGCTTCATCCTCTTTGCCGGTATTGGCAAAACACACAATTGCTTTTGGTGGCAACCCACCATTGGATTGCAAAACCCTCCAAAGCATATAAGCAGAAGTCCTGCCGCCGCTGAATGATATGGCAGTCGGTGAATCTATTTTAAATGGATCAATCATTTTCCCCGCCTATCAGTTGTTGTGTTTTTTCCAGCAATTTCGCTTCCGTCCCATATCTGGCTTCAAATTCCCGCCGCCAGGGATGCCGACTGACCATTTCCGGGGTATTTATCTGCCCTCGGTGATGTATCTGGCACAACCCAAGCACAGAATCCTCGCCAATGCGCCTAGAACCGCTCAGGATGTGATGAATTTCGGCTGGACTATCTACCCCTTGTCCCAAACAAACAATGCAGCCTAACGCCCGTACAGCGTCCTGAAAGCGTTTTTGATCTTTATTCACACATACTCGCAGGCGCGGGTATTTTGATCCCGGCGTGGTGCGATGCAGCATTAAGCCATTCTAGCCATTCCGAGAAGCGTTTTTTCCCGTACCGGCTGGTTCTTCTGCCCAACATGACCATGCCGCCCTGTAGTCCGGGCGAGATGCGGGGGGATGTTTCTCCCTCAAAAGTCGCGGACAGAATTTCCTTCCAGTCATCAGCAGTAAGCCAGCACATAACGCCATTTATCGGCCATTGCTTCTGGACCCCCCACGCCGTCAAAATAGGCCACATTGCAGCGTTTTGCCCGTTGTTACGCCGTTCCTCGCAGACTGGGCAAATCATGCGAAAAGCTCCACCTGTCCTAACCATGAATACCGCGCCACCCTTTTGCC